GTCAACTTTTCTTCCAAGAGGATGGCTTTAACTTCCCAGTATTGGCTAGAACTGGAACAGGAGCTCCGAGTACAGCAGAGTCCGTTATTATAAATCTTGATGCAGAGATTGACCACCCCGTATTGAGAGGTTTACTAGAGTATCGTAAATGGGCAAAATATATGAATACCTATCTTCGTCCTTGGGCCGCAAAACTTGATGTAAACTCAAGATTACACCCAAACTTCAAGCTCCACGGAACAGTAACAGGAAGACTGTCAGGAGAAGATGGTGTTCATCAAGTGCCACGTGATAACTTTATCAGACGACTCATAGGGGCACCTCCGGGGTGGTCATTCCTTGAGATTGACGGTTCTCAGATTGAGCTTCGTGTTGCAGCTGCTGTGGCTCATGAAAACACAATGCTTCGAATTTATGCCACAGGTGGAGATATTCATCGAACTACAGCTGCAGCCGTTGCTCATAAAGCTGCCGAAGCCGTAACTGGGGATGAACGCAAAAAGGCAAAAGCCGTAAACTTTGGCTTCTTATACGGCATGGGCTGGAGGAAGTTCAAGACTTATGCCTGGGAAAAATACGGTGTGAGGGTTAGTGATGATGAAGCAAAAGCTTTCCGTGAACGTTTCTTTGAGTTGTATCATGACTTACCTGAGTGGCACAGAAGGATGAAAAATACCGTAAGAAAACTTGGGTATGTTGTCTCTCCGATAGGACGTAAAAGACGTCTTCCAGATATTTATTCCTCTGATGAGGGCATACGGGCTTCAGCTGAACGAGAAGCAATCAACTCACCTGTTCAAGGTTTTGGTAGTGATTATGTTCTCTCAGCCGCTATTGAGATTTACTTCAAGCATATTCTACCGAAGGACCCAGACTTCAAAACAATCAGGCCTGTGGGTTCCGTGCATGATGCTATTTACTTTGAGGTCCGTAATGACAAGATAGACTATTGGGCCCCAATTATTAAGAATACTTTTGACGATGCTAGCCGACTAAAGGAATGGTTTGACTATACTCCACCCTTGCTTATTCCTGGAGACCTTAAAATAGGCAACCACTGGGGAGATGCAAAAGAGTGGAATATTGGAGAACCTTATCCGCATAAAATGAGGTGATAGGATGCCAAAGATTAGACTGGATTTTGGAGAAGTAGACTCCCCAACTGCAAAACAGATAGACTTTGTTCAGGATATCTGTAGAACTTTGGACATTGATAAGCCAGAGGAGTATACCAAGGAAGCTTATTCAGAGTTCATTGACGAACACGTAGAAGACTATTATTATGAGCTAAATCAGCAAAGAAAGGAGTATTAAAATGAAAGAGAGAAACTTTAGAGCTAACGCCACGGATATTAACAAGACCCCCACAGAAGTCCGTTACGTCTTTGTGATGGAGTTTAAAGGTGGTCCTGGCTTCCGTGGTAACCTAATTGGGGCTGTGACAACTTACAGAACTTTGAATGAGAATCTTGGTCTTGGTATATTGTCTGTAAGAGTTGTAGACCTCAAGAACAACATTGTCTCCAAACTCAAGTATGACCAGTTGAGAAACTTTCTTGATGAGTGGAGAGAGAACTACTTCGATTACAACTGGGATATACCTTTTCAGTTCTTTGAGTAAACTTTGCAGTTGACAATCCAGTAAAAGTGTCTTATAATATAATTGTAAAGGAGGAATAGTTGTTGAAAACTCGAGATGGTAAAGTCCCTATTGATATTGGAGTATGCGATGGCGAAGGACTTATCGAGTTATCGGTATCACGAGCCAAGAAGTGGAAAAGCTGTCAACTGGCCCATGACTACCGATATGTTCAAAAGCTTCGGCCCAAGCGTAAAGTCAGACCCCTCACCCTCGGGGGATTAGTTCACTCGTGTCTTGAGGCCAGAGCTCTTGGCAAAAACTGGGTTCAAGAAATCAAAAACTTCAAGGAAGGTGACTGGTCCAAGCTGTTCGAGGAAGAGAGGATTGAGCTTGGAGACATCCCCGGAGACGCCTACAGAATTATGCGTGGATACCATTACTATTACCTGGAGTCGGACAAGCGGTACAAGACCATTGCTGCTGAAGTCCCTTTCCGTGTTCGTATCGAGGGAACACCGATTGTACTTACAGGCGTTATCGACCTAATAGTGCTCGACACCACAGACAACAGCATATGGTGCTTTGAACATAAAACGGTCAAGAAAGATCTGCCTACAGAGGAGTTCAAGATGACTGACTTTCAGACTACAATCTACTTGTATGTTATGGAAGTTTTGTCGGACAAGCTTGGGTACAGCAAAAGCCAAATCAAGGGAGTTATCCTTGACTACTTGAAAACTGCTCCTCCGACTATTCCTGAAATACTCAAGAATGGTACCCTGTCAAAACGCAAGATTAAATGTGATAGGCATACCTATCTTGAGTGTATCAAGAGAATTGGGGGTGACCCGGCTGACTACGAGGAGATTCTTGAGTATATGGACACTAACGTGTTCTACAAACGAGTACCTCTCACCAAGTCGCAGTCTTTGCTTAAGATGACCCTTACGGAGTTTATCAACTGTGGTAAACAGATAAGGGCCATCAGTGGCAAAGCTCCGACCCGCAACTTGTCTTGGACATGTGACCGTCCTCGGTGCGAATATCGTGACTTGTGTATCGCTGAGATACAGGGTCTTGATATATCCATGATTATTAAGCTAAACTTTGAAAGTCAGGAGGAAGACGAAAATGGCGAAAGCGAAGACGAAGCCGGAGATATCGAATGATTTTGACCTTGACCTCGACGACTCCACAACTATGACTGAAGCGCCTAAGGAGATGAAGACCCAGAAAGTCAGCTCCATTGACTTGGGAGACTTCACCGACTTCGAGGCTGGTATTCAGGCTATCACCCATGAGTCAGAAGACTTTATCAAGGCTCTCTTTTATGGCCCGAACGGTACGGGCAAAACGACCCTAGCTGGCACCTTCCCAGACCCCATCATCTTTGACATTAACGAGAGAGGTACTCGAGTTCTTGCCACAGAGGATGGCCGAGCTAAGAAGAGGGCAGTCGATGAGTTCGAGATGCTTGTCCAAGGCTTCTGGTACCTTAAGTCTGGGAAACACCCTTTCAAGACTGTGGTACTCGATAATATCACCACACTTCAGGAAGTTGCGATGAGGTATATTATGAACAAGGAGGCCGACTTCGACCTCTCCAAGGACATGGATATGCCTACAAAGCGTGACTGGGGTGGCTTATCTCAAATCATGAAGAGGTGGCTTATCGACTTCAGAAACCTCCCTATGAATGTCGTCTTTATTGCGCAGGAAAAGAGGGATAGAGATGAAGACCTAGAGTCAGACGATGCCTCCGTATACCCACAGGTTACACCGTCTGTGAGAGGCATTCTCGGAGCCGCTGTAGACGTAATCGGACGCACCTACGTCTCGGAGTCCGTGGATGCTAACACAGGCAAAACTCGGAATCGGTTCTGTATGAGAATTGCTCCGGGGCCCCGTTATATGGCAAAAATCCGGTTGCCCATGGGTGCTCAAACACCCAACTCCATTGTGAACCCGAGATTTGAGTCTCTGGTCAAAATTATGAATGGTGGCTACAAGCCGAAAGGAGAAAACTAAAATGCCAAGATTCAACATCGACTTTACAGACGTAGGGGAGGGCTTTAGTATCCCCCCGGAGGGTGATTATGTCTGCAAGGTGAAGACCATTACCCTCGAAGATGGCCAAAAAGGCAAATACCTTAAGTGGACCCTTGTCATCGGCACTGGCCCGGAAAAAGGCTCCCAGGTATTCCACAACACAACCCTTGTCCCGGCCGGTCTGTTCAACCTCCGCAATACTCTTATTGCCTGTGGTGTGGACGTGCCCAAGTCTGCTATGCAGATTAACACGGACGCCTATATCGGCAAGATTGTAGGAATCACCGTCAGCCACAGGGAATATGAGAAGGACGGTCAGAAGAAAAAGGCTGCTCAGGTCGCTGAGATTTACCGTGTGGTCAAAGGCGATAAGGGCTTCGTAAGGGCCGACCAGAAAGCCAAGGAAGATGTTATTGATAACCTCTCTTCCTCGACCAATGAGGCTCCGTTCGATGTGGACGACGACGCCGACGAGATTGACATCTAATGCCCAGGAAGCCTGAAACCGGCTTGTCCCAGAAAGTCCTCTCTCGACTCAAAGCCGAGGGAGGACGATGGGTCAAGAATCACGGAGGACCGTACACGGAAGTAGGGATAGCTGATATAACGGGTTGCTGGAGAGGTCGCTATATCGCTATTGAGCTGAAGATGCCGAAGGAAGAACCCTCAGAGCTGCAAAAGATGTTTTTGGACGACGTTCATTACTCCGGAGGACGAGCTGGAGTTGCATACTCGGTACAGGAGGCTCTCGATATTCGAGACGGCAAAAAGATTTTCATCCCTTATAAAAATAGGGGTTGACAAATTGACAGTACCATGATATAATAGAATTGTAAATAAAACTACCCAAAAATATTTTAAGGAGGACGCTAAAATGTCTAAGAACGTACCCAACACCGCTCCCGTTGTCGAGGACCTGGACGAGCTCGAGATTGACGAAATGGAGCAGGAACTGACCGCTGCGACCGAGAAGAAAGCTCCCAAGGAAAAGAAAGAGAAAGCCCCTCGCGAAGCCAAAATCGGCGCCAATCAGATTGGTGCTGCCGGGCTCGCCGAACAGCTGGGTATCACCGGCCGTGACCTTCGTATCTTCCTGAGAAAGCACTTCAGGGACATGACCACAGATAAGGGCAAGACCTATGTTTGGGAAAAGGGCTCCAAGGAGCTTCAGGAAATCATCGACGCCTACAAGGCTGCGAAGGCTGCCCCGAGACCCAAGAAGGAAAAGGCCGTCGCCGAGGCAACTGCTCCGGCAGAAACAGTCAAACCGCTCGACTTGGACGACTTGGACCTCGAAGAGGACAACTAAACTTTCTCCGGCCACTTCACTTTCGCAAAAAGGCCAGTCAGAAATGACTGGTCTTTTTGTATGTTCGTTAATTCTCAATTTTTTGACAATGTAATTATATCAGTGAATATATGAGCGTGTCACAGGGATGATGCTAGGTGCCTCTAAATTGATGAGAATATTGCTATTTCATCAAATCATATGTGCGTTTGATGAAGACAAGCACGTCTTGCCTTGTGACCGGCTCGTGAAGCTTGAGATTGCCCTTGTCGTCGCCCAACAAAATCTTGTTCTTCAGGGCCCAGTCAATGGTCTCTTTGGCATACGAGTCCGGGGTATTGTCCAGTTTGTCCACAGGTTTGACCTCCTTAAGTTTTTTATTGACCTCTTCAGCGATGTAGTAATGCTTGTTGTAGAGGTAGTCCCCAGGGCAAGCTTTAGCAGCAAACCACCTGTGGACTGTCATGTTCTGTTTCTCAACTTGGCCGATAAGGTTCTTATTGCCTTGCCATAGAAGCTGCTTAATATTGTTGCGTTTGCAGATGTCCATGATTAGAGCAATAAGAGCAGCCAAGGCCTTGTCAGAGACGTGCCAGTCAGGTGCACCACCGTCATTGGCCACCTCAATGGTAATAGCTCTGTGGTCGTTTGTTTTTGACGAGGTACACCACGACCTGTTTGCCTCATCAACCCCAAGACCTATACGGCCATCAGTACCAACTGCATAGTTGCAAGAAGCCCCATTGACTGGGTCGTAAGTGATGAAACGAGACAAGTTGAGGCAGGCTTCCACAGACAGGTTGCCTGCCATACAGTGGACAGAGATTGTGTCGATGGCGTGATTGCGAGGCTTTGTGCAGTTTGGAGAGAGCTTAGTATAAACGGCCAAAGGGCTATTACTCACCTGCTTCACCCCCGGTATCGCCTTCACAGAACCCGTCGATAGTAAGCTGGTCTACTACGTCGTCCTCCTCGTCGTAGATAAGGCCAGTCTTTTCGTCGAGTTTGAGAACACCAACATAAGGAAGGTCGTCGTCAACCTCACCGTTGTAGTATCTCATGTTAAGCTTTGGCACAGTTGAACGCCTCCTTTTGAGCTTCCTCTAGTACGGTAGCCTCAATCTTGTATTTGATGAGGGCCTCGAGGTCAGCATAAACAGTCTGAAGAACCTCGATACCCTTGGGCCCAAGTACACCATATATATCGGCCTTTGCGGTCTCGAATATTCTCTGCTTTTCCTCCTCAGTAAGCTTCCCGTCAGCTGCAGCCTCTTTAATTACTTTAACTGTGGATTGATTGAGACCGGCAACAACGTCGTAGACGGTTTTCTCGAAAATATCGAGGTATTTGTCAAACCGTCTGTTGTCATTCTTTTCCTTGACATACGAAACAAGCCGAGCCCCGAGGGCAGTAATAACTCCTCCAACGGCTGTAGCAAGTATCGGTATCAAGATTGTGAGAATCTGACCAAGCAACTGGTCATTCCAAAAGTTCATAGCTTTACTCCTTTCTTACGGTGTAGGTACTTTGTCTAAATACCCCAATAAGTTAATCCCGATTGCGGCTCCAAGTGCCCCAAGAAAGGCGACGCCGAAGATTACGATAAGTAACCACTTTATAGTTGGCGACAGGGAGGACTCTGCCGACTCCGACGTCGCTTTCTTGGTCGGTCTTTTGCAAAGAAGTTCTTCAATCATAGCAATACGACTGTCGGTAGCTTCGAACTTTTTACCCACAGTGGTAGTTAGCTGATTTACATTCTCAGCCAGACTCTTGAGCTCATAGGTAAGCTGATACTTAAGCTTGGTGTAATCTTCAAAATCGACCTGAGGCTTATTTGTTTCATTTTCCATCATCTTCCTCCTAAAATCTTTTTGAGTCTTTGGTAACGACTTGTTCTCTTGAGATCGTTAATCGTGGGAACCTCGACTCCTTCATCTTGGAGTCGCCTAATAAGGTCAACAAGTCTCTGTCGTTCTTGCCAGTCAGCAGAGTTCTGTACGGAAGAAGCGTCATAGACAGAAGGCCCACCTAGGGTAGTTGAGACCCTTGACAGTATTCGAGAGTCACTTGTTTCTTGGCCTGTGGCAGCGTCTAGCAAGCCCCCAGCTCGAGTTAGTACAGGTATTTGATTAAGTAGATTGCCACCATACCTAGCCCCCACGGTATAGTCTGTGTCGGAGCCAAGTAGTCTAAGCAGTGTAGTAAGAACAGGTATATCAGTTTGTTCTCCAGCATAGTCTTCAAGGGGTTGTCCTGTCCACCAGTCAGTGTTTGTGATAGACTCTATCGGAGCCCTTATTAAGGGGTTCACAGAGGACAATAGGTCACTCAAGGAGTCGGAGCCAAGACCAGTCGGTATACGAGTCAAATCTTGCCACGGTAGGGTATTGCTGAAGTATTTGTCAGAGCCCATTGGCTGAATAGCCATCATGTCTTGAATGTAGTCAGGCTTTTCACCCCAGTCAATAGGTCCACCAGCGATAGCGTTTTGCACATCATTAAGCCTTGCAAAGATTCGAGGGTCACTAATAAGCGTTTTGAACTGAAGCGGTATGTTCTTTCTCATCCAAGTATAGAAAGGAATAATTCTTTTCATAACTTTCTTTTCGAAAGCCGTTAAGTCAAAGTAGTCGAAAAGAAACTTTTTAGTTGTTGCAGCAGCTTGAGCATAATCTTGACCGGCCTTAAGATTGTGAACAAAGCCTGTCATACGAGTCCAACCATCAGTAGCCTGTGTAGCTTGACGCATTATTCTAGAGTAGCCTCTCTCCTGTTTTCCAACATTGAGGGGTAACTCGTGCTTCATAACAGAGTCTACAATGCCCATTTTCTGAGCCTGTTCGTATATATCTGTATACTTTAGGTCACCCCTGGGCGTTGACAGCACACCGTCAGCCTTGCGTAATGCCTTAAGACCGTCAGCATATTCTGTGGGGTCAACTACACCCATCAGATAGTTATTGAAGACGTTACCTTGGAAGTCACGCATGATATGCCCAGGGTTCCACAGGTAGGCTGCTTTCTTGTAAAGAGTTGAGAGCTCGTCGTATACTTTTAGCAAGCCGTTTTTCTTGGACTGATTGAACATAAGGCCGTGGTACTCATTATAGAGATTGGCCATCTCTTGAGGTAAGAAGACTATATCCGTACCCTCAATAGCTGTCCTTGGCACATTTGTAGCTTGCTGTAAGGTTTTATTTCCGGCTTGGTCAATCCCAAGTTTATAGGCTGTATAGCCATCAGGTACAGTATTTCCGGCCATTTGAGCAAGGTCGTCAGCTCTTAGGCCATATGTTTGGATGAACTCATCAACAAAACTATTAAGCTCTTGTGCTTTGATAGCCCTTTGACCACGGATGTTCATGGCTACAGCAGCGTCTTCAGTCAGCCAAGGTTTCTTGAGCATCTCATTGACTTGAGATGGTCTTGTAGCCTTTGTAGTACGAGCCTTGAGGTTGGGGTCAGCTTTGGAGAGCTCTGTGAGCAAAGTATCAAAGTTATCAGCCGTTGCGTCTCTAACACCTGTCCCAAAAGCGGCTTTAAGTAAGTCAGCCTCATCTTTTTTGAGAGGTCTTTGAGGTATAAACGGAACGTATTTTTCAAGCTCGTTGATAGGAATACCAATTTGCTTGTATTGCTTGACTACCGAGTTTCTCCACTTAAGGAAGTTGTCAAGGGCGGCTATTTCACGCTCCGACCACCCCGCCGTGAGCTCATCCACAGGTGCCTTAGTGTTGTCTGCAAAGAGTGGAAATGACTGCTGTGTGATTTTGGTTCTTGATTCCGGGGTAAGCCACATACCTTGCTGTACGGACTTTATGGAACTATCATCTATAAGATTTACCTGGGAGAAAACCTCAGCCTTAATATTCTCTATATTGAGGGTAGCTTTGAGGCCCTCCTCCTTAGCCACATTTTGTGCAGCACCCACATACCTCTTAGCCATGTAGTCTATATCGGACTTAGTGAGGTTGACTAGGGGGTCCTCATCATTGTTTATCCACTCCAACATACTTCTTGCCACATCATGGTCCGTAATTTCCTTAGTGTAGTTCCCGTAAAAAACATCTTCCAGGTCAGCAAAGGCAAGACCATCATCAATCACTGACCGGGCCCTGGAGCTATCACCGAAGTTCAGGGGTATTTCATCGACTTTAAGACCAAACTGTTTACCAAGTTTTCTAAAGTTCGAAGGCATTTGTTGGTCATAGAACTTACGCATACCTTCGCCACCTATGGTGACGTTAGTACCAGACACAGTTTTGACTCTTTGCTCAACAGTTGCAAGGTCGTCTATGGCCTTTTGCGCAGCTTCCGGAGACGAGTATAAGTAAGCCCAAGAGTTACCGTTTTGGTCAACTACCTGGTATGAGATAGGCATATCCTCTATCTCAGTTAGATCACCATAAGGCTTTAGACTCGTATACTCCGGCTGTTGGTCCATCCACCTCATCATCTCTATGGGGCCCATATCCGGGGGCATTCGTTCTATCATCTGGTTTATTATAGGCTCTGAAGAGGGACTTGAAGGTACAGGTTGTACCGTGAAGGTATCAGGCTCTGTGGAGAGCAGTCTACGGGCATTATCTGCTCCCACCATCTCGGCAAGCTTTTGAGGCTCAACAGTTTGGCTAAATACCTCTTCACCCTTTTTGAAAGCTCTAAGACTATGACTAGTCTGATTGTACTGCAGAGTGTCGATGGCATCTGTAATAGCCTGTTGCCAGCGTTCAGCTTGTTGCCTACCTGTGGACCAGGCTATACCATCGTAACCGTTATCAGCAGCATAGCGAAGAAGTCTCTTTTGGACATACTCATCCCAATTAGTCTTAAAGGGAGCATCAGGAACCTCTCCGCCAAGGCCTGGTCCTGATAATATCTCTCCAGTATTACTATCAAGATATCCTTTATCTCTTCCTGTTTGGTGCCAGTCAGACTGTATCTCGTCAATATAAAGAATTTTTCTGCCTTGGTCGTCATATCGGGTATCAAAGCGGGTGTGAGCAACTACATTTTGTTCATCCCAATGGCTTGATTTGTAGGTAGCTGGCTCAGTCGATACTCCTTTTATACCTTGTCTCCCTAGCTCTTCGAGACGTCGATTCATAGCGATATATTCTTGGCTATTACTACCAAACTCTTCTCGAATATCATCTATACGAGAAGCTAAGTTATCATACTCTTGTTCAAGGGCTGATGGGGCCTTTATTCGTCTAGGTTGACTCCATATATCTGTGGGATTATCTGATACATAGCCAGCTATTGAGCTCTGTAGCTCTTCTAGTGTGCCTGTTTGTACTTCTCCCGTGTAAGGATTAGAGATTTCATAAAAGTTTCCAACACCCTTTGGCTGAGCATAGTCTTGGGGTAATATAAACTCAAGCTCCATGTAGTCTTGACCACCCGGTTGGGTGTACTGACTATACTTAACCCCCGAGGAAGAGAAGGAACCCCCGGTTATGGCAGCTTCCATAACGTCGCCGGGAGGGATATAGGCATTACCGCCTGACAGCTCCTCTAGTCTTGCTGCGAAGGCTTGACGGAGCTCCTCTCCACGAAGACCTTGGCCATAGAGAGTATCCCAGATAGTCCCCAGTTCATCCATATCCAGGCCGGCATCGTCCCAGTCATCAACAATGTCTCCTATGGTTGAGCTATCTACTCCTGTTCTCCAGACTTCTCGAACTTCGAGCTGATTGCCTCTTACCCAGTCTTGGGCTTCAGCCTTAGTAATAGACGTTTTGCCCTCGAAGAAGTCATCCATAAACGTCCACTTAAGCTCTTCAGCTTTAACACCTTTATTCTTAAGGTAGTTCTTGAACTGGTCTACAGACATTTTGTTGGGCATATCATCGACTACTTCTTGAAGCTTTGAAGCGAATACAGGGTAGTCTTGCTGAGAGAACAAGGGTTGAGCCATGCTCTTAGCACGACCGGGTATCTCAGTACCGGTTATCTGGGCAGCAGCATCCATGATTTGCTTACGAGCTTCTTTATCAATACCTTGGAAAAGAGCTTCAACTTGTTCTTGCCACTGCTTGGTCTTCCAATTAGTTTGTTCATATAGCGCAGCCAAGTTTTTCCTAAAGGTCTGGTAAGTTTTACCACCAGCCTCTGAAGTAAACTTGTAAGCATATTTATCCACAGAGTCAAGCATGGCCTTAATTTGAGCTTCGGCCCTAGGGATGTTCGAGACCTGCTCAGCGAGCTTTCTCTGCTCGGCAACCATCTTTGCCAGCTCTTCCTGTGGTATGGAGACTTGGTCAAGAACTCTTTCAATCTCAGCAGCTCGGCCAGGATATTGACTACGGAAAGAGCTTCTGTCACGAAGGTAATCAGAAACGCTGTCAGCGAAGTCTTCTTTCAATCCCATCGTTTTATTAGAGGCATATATTGACCTTGAGTAATCACTATATAAATCATCAGGTGTAATTGTATTGTCAAAACGACGAGCATCAGATAAAATGGCCTGCGTATAAGCGTTTTGGTCTCCAGCAACCGCATCCCAAATATGGCCAAATTCATGCGCCACAGTGGGTTTATCAATCCTGCCGAGCACTATTGTGTCGCCTATGGTCATAGAAGTATCAGGTGACTTTATCGGTATGGGAGACACATCAATCTGCCCTTTAAGAGCCTGTATAGCAGTCTCGGGCAGTTCGTCAAGGGCCTCAAAGGTAGAGCTGAGCTTAGCCCAAGCATTGACATTGAAGTTCTCCCCTGAGTTAACAACTACAGACACAGGAACTCCTTTATAGTTGAACTCGTAGGCCATAAGCGGTGAAGAAGCAACATTTTTGCCCAGTCGGGCTGTAGTAATGTCCGAAGGATATAGGTCAGATACCTGAGACTTTAGTACCCCAGTAAAGAACGGCTTAGCCCCTTCGGGGATTTGCTCGTACATGAGGTCCATCATTTTGCGTATCTTGGCAGCATTTGTGAAAAGCTCTTTGGCGTCAGCAGTAGGCTTCAGTAGCCTTAGGTCGTCATACAGCTCAGTGATAGTCTTGTTAAAGGGAGTCTGGGCGAGAGTGGTCAGCACATCGTCTGTGGTAAATTCTTTAAGGCCAACTTTCTTGGCCAAATCCTCAACACTAAAATACTCACCTTTGTTAAGTAGTTTCAGTTCAGTTGCAGAAAAATCGTCTGCATAGTCAAAGGTTTTACCAAGTTTGATACCGGCCAAGTCGTCTTGAAGAGTTAATAACTCCTCCACAGACAGTGGAACGTTGGCCGGAGAAGTTCTAGACAATTTCACTAAATCGTCCATATTCTCAGCGGTCATGCTTCTTGTTACCACAGAGGCTGGTACCGTATTAGGCACAAAGACTGTACTGAACATTTTACCAAGGGCTTGACCAACCTCAGTATTCTTAATCTTAGTAGCAATCGAGCCAACTATACGGGTTACATTCTCAGAGCCGGGAATGTCTATAAAGGTGCCTGCAATATCCTTACCGGGAGCAAAGATAGGGATTGCCCCCTTACCCCCACGAGCAGTATACCCGGGGGTCTTGACACGTCCGATGGGTGTTACACTAAGGGGGTTTTGCAAGCCTATTGACAGAGGCTTTGAGACAGCATAGTCGAGTTTTGAGGTAGCTACCTTACCAGTCTCTTTAAGGCCCTCTTGGATAAGTTCATTGATTCTTCTAAGGGAGTCTACATCGTCGACTTTACTTGTAATTTGAGCTGCCAACTTACCTACAGTCTCAGCACCAAGGTCGTCAAGAATTGAGGTTGCAGCTTTAGCGGCTCGAGCAGCATCGGCAGCGGTATCAACGGCCTTGGTAGCCTTAGCTGTGTCCCCAATAGTGTCTGCAACTTTAGCTGAAGCAGTTAATATGTCAGCAATTTGAGCAGCTTTGGTCGCCCCAAAGGCCTCTGTAAGGGCGTTGAGCCCTTTGGACGCACCTTTTACAATGTCGTCTCCAACCCCAAAGCCAATCCAGTTAATCGGGTCAAGCGGGTTGAAAATGTCAAGCGCAAGGCCCAAGGCCCCAGCAGGAGAGGGATTGTACCACTTGGCCTCTCCCCCGAAGATTCCTTCATCACCAGACAGGCCAATGTCCATGAAGACATCTTTACCCGTGGACTTCTCCTCTCCTTTGAGGCCTCTCCAGAAGGCACCAAGGGGGTCAAATTCACCTGGAGTACCCCCTGAACTTGGGTCAGTGAACTCACGGATAAGGCCTGTTGCCCCATAGCCAGGCCGTGCAATAATATCAAGGGCTTTAATCAAGAAATTCTGACTTTGCTGACCTTCAGTAGAGACTCCAGCGGCGTTAAGTCTAGTTGAGGCGTTCTCGATTTGAGTCTGTACGGAGCTTTTGGCCCCACTCATACCTCTTACATACATTGAATTGTCGCCAAGAGCTCTACGAAGGGAAGATGAAAGGGCCATTAGGACACCTCCTTAACTCACTTTATACCATATTCCGTTTCTTCTTACATAAGTTCCACCCAAGAAGCCATTGTAGACCTGGGTATTGTCTGCTGTATTTTTGTACTGATTAGTCAGGTAGTCTCCTACGCCTTGTGAGTTATCAACCACAGACCAGTTGCTAGGGATAGCTCCTCCACTACCTGTGCTTGGGGCTGCTCCAGTTACAGCATTTACTCCACCATATACAGCTTGAGTGTTATAGTATTTCTCGAGTACATTGATAAGATTGGTAGTATTGATACCTTCAGCGGTAAGAGCCGATTTCTGAGCATTGACCGTACCCCGGGCATCAGCGAAAGTGGAGTTTTGGTCAATGATAAGTAAAGCGGCTTCGGCAACACCACGGGTTACACCGTAGGCCTTCATGAAGTTTGTAGCCCGATTCTGGAACTGAAGCTCTTCTTCAGCACCAATCAAGTCAATTCTATCCTGGGTCTCTTGCAGCTTTTCACTTACAGACTGTGCAGCCTCCTCAGAGAAGGGTGTTCCCGGAGCAATACCGTAGTAACGCATGGCCTGAGTATCAGGGGCCTTACCTGTAGTCTCCCAGATAATCATGTCTTTGTTGAAGTCAGCTAAGAGCTTACTGTCAGCATTTGCCTGAGCAGCAAGAGCGTTAGCCTGTCTCTTCAAGCCCATCTCCTGATTGAACATATAGAGTTCTTGCTGTCTCTGCTCGGCAGCGTTACGAGCCTGCCAGGACGGTGTACCAATCGGCACTCCGAGCAAATCAGCCTGAGCCTGTGTAGTGACTTGACCCAGACTCTCCACAGTGTTGAGAGCATTATTAAGGGCCTGAGTACTAGCCTGAAGGTCAAAAGCTCTTCCAGCCAGAGTTTGTGTGCCATTGTAAATTCCCGTAAGTTCACCTTCACGAAGAGCGGTTTCAGTCTGGAATTGCTGATTAGCAAAGGTAGGCTGCCCTTGATACATCCCAGTAATATTGGCGAGATTGACCTCACGGCCGATAAGCGAGGACAGCAAGTTACTAAGGGTACTGGACCTAAGTTGTTTCTCCTGAAGAGACATTTCAGCGTCATTTTGGATGAGAGTGTTAGCTCTTTGAGCAATAGCTTGGATTTGCTCATTGGAAAGTTGACCTTGCTTCTCGGTCATAATACCTGAGGCGAGAGGTGAGTTGTAAATACCTCTTTGCTCCATATCAGCATTAAGAGCTTGCATAAGCCTCATCGCTGCATCTTCATACATCGGATTAAGCTCTGAGCTAGCCCTTTGCTGAGCCTCTGCAAAACTCATCCGAGGTATTGAAGACTGCCCCAGCTGAGTAAGTAAGTCAATGATAGTATCAATCTCACTCGGCTGTTGCTGCATCCTCTGAAGCTGTTTTGTGAGAGATTCATTTTGCTGAGCAAGAGGCAAATAACGGTCTAAAATGGCCTGTGTGCTCTCGAACTGCCCGTAGGCATCGGGGTTAGAAGCCATCTTGGCATCTCGTTGCTGTACAAGGGAGTTCAGCTGACCATAGTCAATAGCGCCCCCACGGGTGAGGAGGGCTATGATTTCAGCAGCAATATCTCTCCCAGCATATGGGTCAGACACATTTGCAGTACCCCCACCACCACTAGAGCCACCCCCACTAGAGGTTGGAGTAATTGGGGCTTTGTAGGTACCATCAGGATTAGTAGTGTAGCCAGCACCTCCTGACGCCTGATAGGTACTACTACCTCTTACACTAGCTGCAGCCGCTGCAGCAGCAGCCATACCAGCAGTGTCTCCTATGGCATTAGCCTTGTTCCAATCGTCCGTAGCCTTCTGTACAGCAGCTATGCCGGCTTGGTTTAGATATTTTTGGTCCTCAGCAGTTACAGCCATTGTAAGTTCACTCCTTTCTTATATTTCATCAATGTCTTCAATACCACTTCGTGAACCTCTCGGCTTTTTGACCTTGTAAAATGCAGCAAACCCATATATAGTCATTACCTCATTTACTGCCTCGTGGCTTATTTTAAGGCGAATACGAGTAAGTTTCTTGCCTATTCGTATTTCCTTAATAACGGTATCAACCCAGTCCCAGACAACCTCATCCCAATCACCAACATCCCATGCACCAGACTCATCGAGAGACACAAGTTTATGAAATGTAGCATACCCAGCCTCTATATCGAGACGAACTGTACTTCTATGTTCCTCATCCTGGAGAGCCACTAAGAAGAGTCTTTTAACCTTTTTACGAGTAACGGCATCTTCAAGTTTAAGGTAGTGAGTAGCTTCAGAATATATAGCTTGGTCTACATCATTAAGACCATCAAAGGCTTTGTAAATAGTACCGTCCACAGAGGACCCGAAGTATAGTTCGTTGTCTATAATAATCCAATCAGAGACCTTCCAGCCTGTGTATGTAACCCACGGGAACAGCAACGAGCTTACGCCTTCGTTGACTGAGCCGTTATAGGCCATACCGAGGGAGGCTTTGAGAACCAAGTTATTAACTCCGGAGCCGTCATTACAGCAAGCAAGATAGTAGTTGCCTTCATAAACAATAGCCTTCATTTTGCTCTTATTAGTAAGAGTCTTCCAGATTTCTTCGATATTCTTAGTAATGTTATAGGACTTGATAAGCTGAGTTTCAATAGTAGTAAGAGCAAACACACCATCACTATCGGCGAAGATAAGAAAGTCTTCGGAGACACAGATAGTATCGGGAGCCACAGTACCGTGGCCGGTGTCTAAAGGGTTGAACTGCACATCTGAGCTAGGGTCCCAGCCAGACCAACGGAATATCTCGTCTTCCTTGAAGGCAAGTAGTGAGTTAGAGAACAGGCTTAGCCCTTTAAGCACATCAGCGTCGTCAGTGACAGCCTTAACTATTGACGAGGGCTTGAAGTTCGTAGGGTCTCCAATTTCGGAGAAGTAGAGATAGTTAGGATTCTGTGGGTCTCCGAGAGCAAACATTCTCTGTCCTCTCTGAATCAGTCGAGTGCATCTTTTTATGGGGGCCAAATCGGAGCCATCAGCGGGGGTCACCGGTTGACAAGTGATACCGTCATAGACCCAATATTCTGTGCCGTCGAGCATATAGAGCTTTTCATTGGTAAAGAACTCATAGTCTACATCATTAGAGTTCAAAAGCAGTGTAATAGGAGTGCTATCGAAGTCCCTAAGGGTCTTATTGATAACAAGCAAAGGGTTACCTGGGTAGTCGATTAGCCGAGACACAGGAAACTCAAGTATCTCTTCATCGGCTTTGATAGTCTTGTATATAGAACAACCTTTTCTCTGGGTGTATCCTCCACGAGCTTTTAAGTCAATGTTCACGGCCGTTACAAGCTCTGTGGACTCAAGCTCATCGAAGGATGAGGTTGTATTTATTCCTCTGTTAAAGTTTGTGAAGCTTAAGAGCTTCTTCTGAGAGCTATTCAAAGTACGGATCCCTCCTTACATGCCTTGTGCGAGGTAACACGTCTTTTGTTGGCACAGGTTCTCTACTAGGTAAGTCATAGTCAGTACCTGTAAGGGCAGCTATGGCCATATTGCGGTAGTAAACCCACCTTTGGTAAAACCGTTCAGCAAGCCCACTTTCTTCAGTATCCCCCTCACCTTCCATATCGTAGTACATACTTACAAGAAAGTATACCATGGGAGCATGAAGAGAAGGGTGAATGGTCAACTCGGCATCCATATTAGTGTAGTCAGGAGCTATAGAGGAGTAGGTAATAGTTACAAAGTCAGCAGCTTGATGGAGAATCAATGTATTAGCGCCAACCTCAATAGCAGATAGAGGGTACCCATCACTTGCGGTCAAAACCCTAAACACCCCGTTAGGTACGTCGACAACAGTACCGTCCACAACACTCATAGCCGTCACTGACTGTACCACAGGTAAATCTAAGGAGGACTTCTTTTGGCACATATCAATCCAGCCAAGAACTGTGGGCTCCTGCACATCGAGGTCGCCGAACTGTTGGAGTTGTCTAAATAAGTCTCTTCCGGTCATAATGGGTCCCCTCCTTTCTACTTAATTCTTAGGCTCCAGGATTGCCGACCCAGCCTCTCCAGTCGGAATAACCAACGGAGAAGCGGCAGTAGCCACGGTACTTGGCAACCATGTTGTCGAAGACTTCCGTGGACTTGAACTCGGGCTTGACTCTCCAGAAGAAGTTCGTCTCGGAGAGACGGGGGTCACGGAGGAACCAAACGTCCGAGTCGTCGAGATAGTCGAGCACCACAACGGACATACGGTCCTTGATTACGTTCTTGTCGTTGTTACCGGTGCCAGCGGTCTGAGAAGACTGCATAAGAGTCAAAGCCACGAACTCGTTGTCCGGATGAACAATAAGCTGTTTGGCGTTGGCCTGCATTTTGAAGCCTTCCTGTGTTAGGGTCTGAGTCCTCATGTGAGCCAAGGCGAGCTTTAGGGAAGTGTCGTCCAAGGCAGCTCCGGTGAGAAGGTTGCTAGCGGTGCCACCACGGAGCAGAGGATGTGCATTGGAGAACAGCGGCACCCCGTCATAGCCGTTGGTAGCAAAGCCGTTGTTGAGGATTTTAATTGCTGTCTCCTCAATGGTCACACGGCAGCCACGACCCAGGCTTCTGGGGAGCTTGTCGATGATATTGTACTGGTCGTCGTCAGCTAACTCACGTTCCACAGAAATCATCTTGGCATATGACTTGTGGATGTAAGTGACCTCCTGGCCGTGCTCGATGGAGTCTTCAGCGATAGGACCGGAGGGCTGTTTCTCCTCCCACGTTCCGGTGCCGGAGACATGGTAGTCGTATTCCTTGGCCTTGGTCGACTTCTTTACGTCGAAGACCTTGGAGTACTGTTCCGGGACCTCCGAGTAGGCCTCAAAGAAGATTTTCCGGAACTTAGGCTCCAGGAGAGCCTGAAAGTTTACAGACTGCATAGGCATAAGTCAAACTCTCCTTTCTTATGCGGTCCACAGCTTAGCAGAGGTAATGCAGACATCTGCATAGCCCGTACCAGCCGTCTTATCCACATTGTTGTACTGGACGATTGCGAAGACTCCTCCAGTTGTATCATCCGGGTCAAGGTCTTTGGCTGTGGCATCCCAGTCGAACAAAGTGCCGAACCGGTCAGCATCAGTGAAGAACTTCTTAGTCGAGCCCGTAAAGGGGACTCTGATAACGGAGCGAGGGTTGAGCAGAAGCACAGAGCACTCTGCCCCACTTGCAGCGTCACCCATCGCGAGACCGATGATGGCATCATCAGCGGTAGTGAGGGGACCCACAAGGCCTGAGGTAATTGCGAGGATATCGCCCTCAACCACAGCAGCATTAGTGACGATTTTCACCGTCATGGGCTGAGTGTTATCGAGGGAATAAAGATATTGAGCACCCATTATTTTTCTCCTTTCTTAGCTTCCAGCGACGATAATTGTATTTATCTTCGCTTTGCAGGCATTGACGAGGGCTACCACAGCTGCAAACTCGGTAGGGTCTACCGTTTCTATAGAGGCTGTGGCCGTAGCATCAGCAGTTGCGATGGCTGTGCCAATAACACCATCGGCGTAAAGAGGGTCAGGGAGAGACCCACCGATAGGGTTACCGTCACCATCGACAAAGCTGTTCGCCTGAACAATGTCGTAGTTAGTCTTGCCCATGGTATCATCCTTTCTTAGGGGATTTCATCCTCTCAAAGTCGTCAAGTGTAGAGATATTGGAGTAGGCAGCGTACTCAGCCGGGTCCATTCCAACCTTCTTGGCAGCTGCAATTGTTGCGGCGTCGATTTTCGGTGCTGTCTTTCCAGGGGTTACCCCGGGCTTGACCACCCTCTGATTAGAGGATTTAGTCATCTTAGCGACAGCTCTCTGTTCGGCGTCTCGCACAGCGGCCTGAGTTCCTTTGTCCCCTTTAGCCAGAATGTAGGCCTGTTTCATGGAGAGTTTCGGGTTATCATCCATCAGCTCCAGCACCTCTTCCTTGTAAAGCGGGTAATCCTTGTATTTTGGGTCAGAGAGCAACTTTTGCTCATCCAGCTGCCTCTGAAGCTTCATCATGTTTTCATTAGCAGTCCGGGTAGCTTCAGTCGCCTGACGACGTAAGGCAAACTGCTGAGGAGTTATTCCTAGAATCTTTGCCTGTTCAGCGTCAGACATGCCCTGCAGCCGGGTAAGAAGGGCTTCGGGAGACATACCTGTGATTTCTCCGATTTTCTTCACAGTAGTCTCATAGCCTTTCATCTTCTCCAGCTTCCGGTTGAAAGTGCTTACACGAGTCTTGATAGCATTTTCAACTTGTTCCTGTGTGTAGAGGGTTTCTTCGCCCTCTGCACCTTCCTCGCCTTCGTCGGTAGTTTCCTCCAAGGCCTCTTCGTCGACCTCAGCGTCCTCGAGAGTCGTATCCTCGAGTTCTTCATTCTCTACCTCAGTTAAAACCTTTTTGTCCTCTCCCATGGTATAGTACCTCCTTAAGTATTTTCAGGTCTTCACCTGTAATACAGCATTAAAGGAGCTGAACCCTTCAACATAGTAGGTGTTGAGCCCTACTTATAACAACCCTCATTGAGGTATGCTGACAGTTGATGTGTGGCCTTACCGTGATAGCCACAGTGGGGACAGGTCATGATTTTGAGAGCTGCCCAGCCTCTGTCCCGAAGACCGATTCTCTCACATCTTGGGCACACAGGTAGAGATAAGATTCTTTCTCTGTTCATATCGGTATAAAGCCTTATCAAAGGACTCTCGGTACTGTGGCCCATAAACTTCTCTCGAAGCAGTTTATCTCTTTCATTAGGGTCAGAAATAATCATATTACCCCTCCTTGTATTCCAGCCAGAATCATGTTAAGAGCTTCAGGAGGTAACTGACTAAGTATAGCATAGAGTTGATTCTGGTCTACATTACCAGACTGTACCATAGCCTGTATTTGCTGTATCATAACCGGGTCAATCTGTGGCCCAACGGGAGCACTACCCATCGGTGACGGGGGAACCTCGGGAGCTTGAGGTGTTGCTATCGAATTAGCTATATCTAACTGTTCAGCAGAACTATTGCGTCCCGAGAAGATGCCCTCAGGTTTCCACGGGTCGATGATAGGCCAGTTAAGCATTTTCTTAAGCACTTCACGAGTTTCCTCAGTAGTAACAATGTTTTCTCTGTGGAGTTCAACAGCAGCCTCATAAATGAAGGACTTGTTATTAGGCATCCCAGCCCCTATGTAAACCTCGAGATCAAACTCAGCATTCTTGGTCATAAGCTCACCGGGTATCTCTTCACCTGTAGTCGGGTCAATAGTTGGCTCATCGTATAAAGGTTTATACCTTCCCCTCATGTCTGCATCATCACTTGTGGGGGTAAAATTCTCATTAAGTGTAAGTTGGGGTATGGCTTTAAGGTCTGAACCCCTGAACCACAGGTAGTCAGTCTTGTCTTTCTCGGTTATGTCAAAGGCTTGCTCGGTGGTCATAAACTCTTTTACATAGTCGAGAACCAAGTTCATAACTTCACGGAGACCATCTTGCAACATAAGCTTCTTGTGGTTAGCTCTACGAGAGCCAGCCTCTTGAAGAGCAAGTATGGCAGAGGCAGCACGAAGACTCCCAGAGCGTCTACCTTCAACAACTTCAGAGCGTCCAGAGATAAGTTCAGTCTCGTAAAAGGCTTTCTCACGACGGTTATTGATGTAGGCAGGAATGTAAGGAGGTTGCACAGTTTGCCAAGCAGTATGGTCTTTGGCCGGTATTTTAAGACCAGGCTTATTAGTCCACTTGTTAATGTTAATACCAGACCCTACACCAACAACTATTTGAAGGTTGCCCATAAGACGAGCGTTCATTCTTATTTGGTCATCCAAGTCATTGATAATATCTTGAACCTGAATGAGGGACTCAGTATCGCCCATACCCCAGAGTCTTCCTTTTTTCTTATAGCCAAGGAGCATAACGAAGGGGTATTTATCAGACTCTTCAGGAATCGAAGCAATATTATCTTCTTTGTCCTCGTCAGAGTCAGCAAGAATTACGTCTCTTGTGCAATATACTAGACGTAATTTTCCATCATCCTTGCGTTCCCAGTACTCAAATAAGCAAGCTTGGTCATTAGTCACGTCGTCAGAGCCAGCATAATCCCCTTCACCAAAGATTCGGGGGTCATAGGCTTGGCCAGTTGGTTCTGGTTTTACAAAGTGGGCTCGGTCTCCGAACAACTGACGGAGCTTCCGACGAGAGTACCAAGAGGTCTGTATCATGTAGTCTGCATCTTGCAGGTAGTCCACATCAGTAACTTTGGGGTCAGGGAAGAAACAGTCAGGGGATAAAGGACAAATTGTAGGAATACCTCTTCCACCCATTGCATCTTTGTCCCAGTAGACCTTAATAATGATAGTACCAAGATTGAGTCGGTCTCTTTCAGAGCTATCAAGCTTTTTAGTCATACCATTATGGTGCCAAACCCATTTAAGGATTTGATTAACTTCAGTAGCGAAAACTTGGTCAGAAGGGCCTTGTCCTTTTACAAGAATATCGAGGTCCCCGTTAACTATATCAGCAACCTGGGACTCAATAATTGGCTGAATTACGTTTGTCTCAGAGCCAGGGTCATCTTCATTAACAGGATGATTTATGTCTCCAGACCAGTAGTCTTGACACTTTGCCCACAGAGTGTCGAGGCCCAACTGCTGCTTGAGGTTATAAGAAGCTACATATCTATCGTGAATCCTCTGAAGGAGGTCACGCTCTTTGTCAGTTGGCATATACTGTTTATTTTTATTCTTCTTCAGTATGGCCATATATCTTCTCCTCCTCCAGTTTCTTCATAAGCATCTGGTCTTCGGGGGTAACCGGGTCTAACACATCTTCTGGCAGTTCAACCTTAGGAAGCTTGCACTTGAAGTTTCTCTCAAATTGCCGTCCCAAGAGATGACCAAGCAAGAAACAAGTTACACCAAAGACCTCAAGCCCGGCTATGAGCATTACCGTAAGTAGCATCTAGTACAGCCTCCTTTATCTCGGGGTGACAATATGTCTCAGAATCAAAATCCTTATCGTCGAGGAAGCTTTCATGCTCCCAGTTTCCATTAACGGTTAAGCCTTTAGGCTTTTTACTATCTGTGGGAGTAACTGGGTCCAAAACACTAGGCATAAAGCACATTCCATTGATAAAGTATTTGAGGGCATCTCGAGCATGATTTTCGTCTCTTTTAACCTTGTCGTGAGTACTCCCAGATATGGTTTTGGGGTCCCAAGCAGCACTTTTAATCTGGTCTATTAAGTATTTACACTCCGTACTTATCATAATCAACGGTCTGCCATCAGAAGTACGACCTCGAAGCAATTTGATAAAGTAAGTAAGAAAGAAGTCTTCATCGTTAGAAGCAGGAATAAGGTACACATCTTGCTCTTGATAGAGCTGTTTAGGGCTTTTCTTGTTCGGTCCTCTGTTTACCACAGATGGGTCAGCATAAACATGGGTGAATCCTCGACTTTTAATGCTTTTTGCGAAGCTTTCAATGTTGGCCTCAGGCTTATAGTCCTCACCATAGATGATAATCTGACCATCTCTGTTAATACAGCCATATTCAGCACAAGTTGGAGCACTTACACCAAAATCAAAGCCTGCTCCATGTTCCCAATAAGGGCTAAGTTCCATTTCTCGAGGGTTATATGTATGGACAGCTTCATCAAAATCGGTAAATATCTGTCCTTCGAAGGCGTCAAAGCTTGCATTAAGAAAACGTTCGACCCATATTTGAGTATGTGTGCGTGAAAGCTCTTCAACATAGCCATCAGGAAGAAATTTTGCATTAGCAGCGGTTGGTGCAGTCCAGCCAGCATATTCTTTGAAAGTTTTTCTCTTGCTTGGGTTGAAAAACTTGTCCCAAACCCAGTCTTTACCGCCTGAGTTAGAGGTTACAAAGCCTCTCCAGGGGCCAACAGGATGGCGTAAACGAGCTGTAAGCATATCGAAAGTAGCCTCAGGCACTTCTGTGCCGTCGGGTTCGTGAGCTTCATCAATCCAAAAGTAAGAAATATCGAGAGAACCAAGAGGACCAGGCTCATCCAAGTGCATGAAAAGTATCTCAGAGTAGATAGGTTTTTCTTCTTCATCGACTGCATTAGTCTTCAACCACAGGTGGCCCTCTGAGATATTGAAGCTTTCGATAAGTCGAGGGTCACATACCTCGAAAAATCGTCTCTGTGTGGTCTCTTTAAGAGCCTTAGAAGTGAGACGTCCAATAACACCAAGGCTCCCAGGATACAACTGGGTCCATTTTATGACTTCTTCAACGCCCATTCGTGTTTTTCCTGCGCCAACCCCGGAAACAAGAGCTCTGTACTTATGAGTATCTTGGTGAAAGACTATTTGATGAGGATGTGGTTCGTATCTAGCCAGCTGACGAGCCGGACTCAGTCTTCTCCTGGAGGCCATGTGTTATTGGTCACCTCCTTTCTAGAGTCAAAGGTTAGATGTAGGTTTTCTTCGAGGAAGGACGTCTCTTTACAGGTCTGTCTTTACCAAGAGCCCGGTCAATGCTTTTGGCTTGCTCTTTAAGAACTTTCTGGGCAGCATTAACCCTCTTAGAGTCGTTGCAAATCTCAGCATGTTCTCTAAGTATACGAGCGTCGCTCTCAGCTTGCCACGGGTCACTCATTACTTTCTTCGCCATCAGACTCTTCCTCCGTTCCTTGAAGTAACTTTTTCTCTTCTTCAGTAAGCATAGACTCTGCGAATACGAGCTGAATTTGATTCTTAAGACCCTTGTGTTCAATCTCAGATTTATCACCATATACTTCACGTCTGTGAGCTTTGAGCATAAGAGTAAGCAGAGAGTCAGATTTGTCTTTAGCTCTCTGAATAGCTACAACCTCGAGACCATCAACGAACATTTCCTTGACTTCCTCGAAGCGTTTCTTATAGATGGGGTACTCCTCAAGCCACTTTTTATGATATCCACGGGGTACACCGGCGTTGTCGAATGAACGTCCAATGACCCCAAGGTTTACAAACTCCCGAAGAACCCTCATCATTTGTTCTTTTGTTTCAGAAGGAATTGCAGCCATGTATGTACCTCCTATACCGTAAATGCTAGAGCTGTATAGATGTGGAGTGCGTCACCGGTGCTCTGTGGACAGTATATTTTACCGTTGTATAGCTGGCTTGTTTGTCGAAATACGGAAGCTGGGGCTGGAGCTACTGCACCGGGGGACCAGGTGTTGGCGGCTATGTCGTAGATGTGCATGGCTGTACCGCCGCTCTGTGGACAGTATATTTTACCGTTGTATAGCTGGCTTGTTTGTCGAGCTGCGGAGGCGGGGGCTGGAGCTACTGCACCTGTTGCCCAGGTGTTGGCGGCTATGTCGTAGATGTGCATGGCTGTACCGCCGCTCTGTGGACAGTAGATTTTGCCGTTGTAGAGTTGGGAGGTATAGCGACTGGCGGAGGCTGGAGCTACTGCACCTGTTGCCCAGGTGTTGGCGGCTATGTCGTAGA